AGGTCTCGCTCCTCGCCCAGCCAATGATCTCTGTGCGGGTGCGAACGACGGAGATCAAGCCGTCGTAGACTCCGAGCGGCTGGCCCGAGGTCAGCTTGCGATTGAAGTCGCTTCCGGGCTTCGTGAACGAAGAGGCGATCGCGGAGAGCGTTTCTTCGTCGCACAGGTAGACGGGGGTTATTTGGCAGATCACTCCGTCACCTTCCGTATCCACTCGCGAAACAATCCGACGCGAGTATGCGCCGACTCCTCGCCACGACGACTCCGCAGCGGCGGGTGGTCAGCCATCGTGAACGACGCGATCCCGACGAGCCGGCCGTCCGCACCGGCCGTGAACATCGGCCCGCCGGAGTCGCCAGGGCTGATGCAGAACTCCAGTGGACTTCTCCCACCAGCGGTGCAGATGATCACCGTTCGCTCAAACCGCTCGACACGGTTCGTGCCGGCCCGCAGGCGGCCGTCGGTGGACGTGTACCCGCTCGACATTGGCCCGTGGAATCCGTAGCCGGCGAGGGTCACCAGATCGCCCGGCTTTGTGTCCTGCTCTGTACCCAATGGCGGGTAGTGCTTCAGTCCGAAGGGCTTGCTGACCCGCACCAGGGCGATGTCGTTGTAGCCGAGGCGGTCGCCGTCGAATTGCTCGTGGATTACGATGTCCGTAGATGCGAAGTCGTTCGCGTTGCTTGTGATCGTCGCCGATACGCCGCCCTCGGCGACGTGGCCCGCCGTCAATGCCCAGTGGTCGGAGATCGGCGTGGCTGTCCCCTTGTAGATTTTGCCCTTCGCGTCCCGCACCGTGATCCGTGCGGCGAATGGGGCGAAATTCACCGCATAATCGACGTATGCCGAATCCGGTATACGGTCGTCCGTTGTGCCGGCGAGGGCGGATGCCGAGAGGGCGGCGAGCAGAATGAGGGATTTCATCGGACCCTCCATAGCCGGCAGGCGAGCGCAGCGAGCGGCTTGAGCTGCTCTCGCGGTATGTAGTGGCTCTGAACGCCGTAGCCAAAGTCCTTGACGGGCGCCGCCGCCAACTTGGAACCCCATTCCCAGCCGACCAGAGTCGCCTTGTTGTCGACGAACTCTGCCAGGACGTAGATGTCTGCGAGCGGCTTACCTGCCTCGTGGATCAGGTTGTTTGCCTTGCGGGCGGTCTTCACGTCGACCGTGAACAGCATCGGAACGACGAAATCGACGCCCGCGTCTCCCGACGGCCGGTCGGAAATATCCGGCATCGCTCCACAGAACTCGCCGAAAGCAAACTCGCCATGCAGGCCGACCGACTCGTAGCCTTCGGAGAGAGGCCGGCTCGAGGTGTGACCCTCGTGCAGGGCCATGCGGTGCGATGCGATGGCTTCGATCATCTCTGCACCTCGCCGAGGGCGTTGGAGAGCCAGCGGAGTTTTTCTTCACGCGGGAACACGCCGCAGGGGTGGTAGACAAGATCGCCGGCCTGCCAGTGCCCCCCGATTTCGTCGTGTGCGTTGGCTGGGCGATTCCAGACAACCGAATTGAACGACCGCAGCGGGGCAACGGTCAGCACGTCGCCAAGAGCGTCAGCGTTGTCGCCCAGAAACGTCTGCCACATGCACGGAAGCGAACGCCACTGCTCCACGGTTTCCGAAAGGTATTTCGCGAGCTGCCTTGCTTTGAACGTGTTCCTCCAAAGCATCGAGCCGCAGTTGATCCGGTTCCAGCCAACTATTCCTTCTTCACACACTGTGACGTGTGGCCCGATGCACCCGAGAGACTCGATCGGCACCGCCATGTTCGTGATGAGCGTGTCGGCGTCGAGCGTCCAGATCAAATCAAAGCGGTCAAGGTAGTGGCACAGCAGATCGGTGCGGGCCACTGCCGTTTCGTATGGCTGGTTGTCTACCACCAGCGAATAGCCGTGCCGCAGGCAATACTCCAACTTGTTGGGCATCGTCAGCGTGGCAACGTCGCGGATGTTCTCCGAGACGCTGGTGATGATTGCCACGCTCATTCGTCCCCCCTCGTCATGTACGGCAGGAGACTGAAATAAAACGCCGCACCAACGAACACGAGCAGGGTCGCCATATTCAGCGTCTCGTTCACTGCTTGGCCCCCTGCGGAGCCTCGAGCAGCTCTGTTCGCACGATCTTCGTGTCGTGGGGGGCAGCGACCGACAGTCGGACTCGACCATCAGCCACCCTCGTGACCATGATCTCGATGTCGTCGCCGATCTTGATGCTCTGTCCGGGCTTCCGTGTCAGCACCAGCATGAGTGAGTCCTTTCACTTAACTTGATAAAACCGGCCCCGCTGGTGACGCTCGTCGTCGCTCCAGCGCTTTTGCAGTTTCTTGCAGGCGATCCGTATCGCTATCGGCGTCGGGTCAGGGGCACGGACGGAAGTCCCGCCGCGATGCCCGAGGTTTTCTTTCAGCGATGTATTCATTCCGGCGATCCTTCGCCTTGGTTATCGTGTTGCGTACCTTATACGGTGGGGGCAAATCGGGCAAGCCAAGTTTTGCAGGCCGCTCTTACGGCTGGGCGGTCGTGAAGTTCCGCGGCGTTCTCAATGTACTTACGGCCGCCGGGGAGGTCCGCGACTTCGTCGATGGACATTCCAGGGAATCTGCCGCCTCTGAATATGAACTCGTCCTCCTTCGGCTTCAGGTGCCCCGCGATGACAGGCACCCACTGGGCCGTGTTGCAAATGAAACACTGGATCAGCCATTCTCCGTGGGACTCGTAGAGGATGTCGTGGGCGGTGCCCCGACAAGTGCTATCGGCGCACTCGTGGCCCTCGTCGAGCCTGCCGAGAGCTTTGATGGCCCGAGCCTCAATAAACGGCTTATAAGTAGGCTCAATTTGGGTCTGTACTGGTGCAGAATCCGCGTGCGCGGACTTTTTGCCCTGTTTGCGATTTCGAGCAGGCTCATAGGGCGAAACATCGAATAGGGTGCTCATAGCGGAATCTCCATAGAAAAGGGCTCGTCTGAGTCGCAAATAAACAGCCGCTGCTTGGCACGAGTCACCGCGACGTACTCAATGCGGCACTCCTCATCGTGAACCTGCGGCGACAGTTCACGCTCACGCTCGATCCGTCCGGCTGTCTCGGTTGCGAGCACGACATCGTCGGCTTCCATCCCCTTGGCCCCGTGAATCGTCGAGAGCCTGACGTTCGGGCTCGTCGCTGATTCTGGGCCGTGCTTCTTGGCTGCCAGATACCACTTCCCGGCACCGTCAAGCAGCCGCGACCACCTGCCGTCTTTGATCATCTCCTCCAGCACCGGAGTCACCCCTCCCAGCCGGCCGATCTCGTCGGCCGCGATGAAGTCAATGTGGCCGTCGTACTGCCCTCGTTTCCACGCTGCCTTCTGGCCTCGCTCAAGGAATATATCTTGTCCTGTGGCCTTCTGGGGCGTCAACTCTATCGCAGCCTTCCAGTCCTGCTCGCCGATCCCCATACCGTGCTGCAACCGCCAGTAGGCGTTGTAGGCCGTCAGTGCCTTGGTGTCGCTTTTCTCTCCGATGTTGGCGTGCGGCACCTTCCTTGACTCCAAGATGTCAGAGATTTTGGCGAGCGTGTACTTGCACCTGGCGAGCACCAGCGTTGACCGAGACCCGTCGACCTTGGCGAGGGCGTGCTCGAGCGACGCCTCGCGGTGGACGCTTCCATCGTGCGAGGCGGGCGCGATGCCCCGGTCGAAGTATCCGGTGTTCATCCTCCGCAGGCACCGCTCGCCGAGTTCCATGACCGGCTTCGGGCATCTCCACGACTGCGGCATGGTTCGTTCCTTCTCGACGTTCCACGACAGAAAGTTCCGGTAGTCTGCTCCCCCAAATCCGAAGATCGACTGGAAGGGGTCTGCTGCCAGATACGCCCAGATCACCTCTGGCCCGGTGACCAGCCGCCGGCAGACCATGTCCACCAGTTTCGACGAGTCCTGGGCCTCATCAAAAATCCACGCCCTGACCCCGTCGGGGAGTTCGCCTTCGGGCTCCGCGACCTCCGGCCCGTCCAGCCAGAAGCGGATGCCGGCGAACCGGCCGAGGATGTCGACGAAGTCCACTTTCCCATCCACCCGCTTGGCGTCCTCGTATCGCTTCGCAAAGTGCCTCACAGTCGATATAGGGGGCACGTCCAGCCCCGCAAGGGACTTCTCGGCATGAACGACCGTCAGAGGCTCAATGCGGTTCCTAGACACATCCCAGAGGTTGAGGGAGGCAGCCGCCTCGTCGTCACCCACGCAGGCCGAATACCCGCTGTCGGCCACCTTGCGCCAACTCAACTGAACACGCAGTTTGTCAGCGACCCACTTCGACGCCTTGTCGTCGCAGGCAAGCAACTGATCGCCACTAATCTTGAGCATCTTGTGGCACGTCGAATGGACGGTCCTGAACCATCCCCCCTTGTCGAGCACGCTGGGGTGGCAGTCGAAAGCCGACGATGCCCGCGAAACCATCTCCTCCCTAGCGGCCTTGGTGAACGACGCGAAGCCGATCAGTTCCGGCTTGTCGCCGATCTTCTCAAGGACCGATTTCATGACCTCGAGAAGCTCCGTCGTTTTCCCAGTGCCCGCGCCTCCGATCAGCCTCGCTACTTTTGCCTCTTTCATGGCCCGCTTTCCGTTTTTGTTGTTTTTCCGGTCACGGTTTGTGGGCCTCCACAAACCATTGCTGCAAAAGGACTTGCGTCACGCTGGCCCGCAAACCCACTTTCCCGCGCTCATAATTGGTTTTCCAAATTCAATTGTCCCCCCACTAATAAGCAGGTTTCCGGTTCGTCTCTGTCAGGATGGGCAATATCCTCAAGATGGGAAACATGGCTCTGGCCCCAGACGACGTACCGCCTTTTGACCCCTGCCTCGTTCTTTACCCGCTCAACCATGAACTCTTCCTCGCCGGAGGCGGCCAGCATCCGACGCTTCAGCGAGATCATGTCTCCCTGCTGAAGCTGCACCCTCCTCTGCTTCTGGATGTCCTCCCAGACGCGGTTCCAGGCGAAGTAGAGGTAGAACACCCCGTCTGACTTTCTGACCCAAGACGGTCTCCCAGAGGGGTGTGGCGTGGAGTCGTCGGAGTCAGGCTCCGGCCGGACGGCCCCCGATAGGGCGTCGAGCAGCCAGCCGGCCACCATTGCGTACCGCTGCTGCTCTGCCGGCGGGAATTCCTCCTCACGCTCGTCCATGAGTTTGACCTTCAGGCCGCGAACCTTGACCGACTTCTTCTCGCCCTCCGGCTTGTAGGAATATCCGTTCCAAATCTTCGCCCACTCCTTCGGGTTCGGGTCGGTCACGTCGACCGTCCCCGTCGCCTCGAGCACCTTCCTGGCGACCGAGATGGGGCTCGACCAGTCGGCGCTCGACAGGGACACGAAGACCCGCATCCGATCGTCGCCGTCCTCGGCCGTCGCCCCCGGCAACGGGACGCCGAGCCGGAACTCCTTCGGGTCGGAGTGGTGGACTACAAGTCGCCACAGCCCTGGGAACCACTCGCCGCTGCGGAGTTCTAGACCGCTGGCGGCGTGCGGGTTCCTCTTTCGGGCCTGCTCGACCTTCTCGTCGGCGTTGCTGTCGGTGCTGGCGATCTTCGTGGCGCCGGCGGCGCGGGCCTTCATGCCCCAACGCAACTGAGACTGCCATATCCCGACAACCTGCTGATCGTCCAGCGGTTTTGCTAGCGCGGTTTTATTTAGCGATCGGCAGACCAGCAGAACATTCTGCTGCTCTTCAACGTCGTGCGGGTCTCGCATCCGCATGATCTCAGAGGAAATCCAAGAGACCATCGCATCATTCCGCTCGCCCTCTTGAATGATGCGCTGGTAAATCGTGTTCTTCGTGATGTCGCCCTCGCCGCCAGGCCCGCCGCAAGCCGCGATCACCGCGAGCACGAGCGCCTCCGGCATCGTCGCCAGTTCAATCTCGTCCGGCGACATCCCCGGCTCCCAGGCGTACATCTTGCCAGTGTGGTGCACGCTTGGCGGGATGATGGACTGCGTCATTTTCCCGCCGCCGCCAAACCGCACCTCGAGGCCGTCGATCTTCTTGACGCCCTTCGACAGTTCAGCCAGACGCTTGTCGAGCTTCCACAGCCGGTGCCCGCCGCGGCTGGACACATACCCAACCGTCGGAATTCCGAGCAGCCCGAACCGCTTCGCGGTTGCGAGCGACTTCTCGTCATCCCACTCCGTATCAATCGCGCCGCTCGACGGCCCCAGCGGCAGGCCGATGTTCCACGGATCGCCGGTTTCGTACCACGACGCTATTTTTTCCTCATCGGCGGTGACGTGCAGCAGCCAGTCGTCGTGGACAGGGTGCTTTCCAGGCATACCGCACCCTTTGCCGAGGCGGCACATGCAGCCGCCGTCCGGCCGCATCCCGTAGTTCTGCACCATCGGCCATCCGAACGCTGCGGCGTAGTGTGCCGCTGATTTGAAGATGTTGTCGCTCATTTGATCCTCCGGCTAGAGATGACTTTTTGGTTTTGCTTTGTTTCGACATTGTTCGCCCAGAAGTAGCGCCACGCCTCGCCAGCACTGCCAGCAAAGACGCGAAAGTCTGCGAGGCTCCTCGCGAGCCACGTCTCGTTGCAGTCGAACCCCGTTGGCGATGCAACAACAATGGGAATCCCCAGCGTTGAGGCCATTCCGATTTCAAGCATGGTGCCGAGACAGTCGTCTGATTCAATCCATGCGAAGACGAGATCGGCATTGCGTAAGGCCGTGGTTATTAGCCCGCGGAGCACACTTCTCGCATGCGCAACCTGCTCCTCGGACAGGCCGATGTCACACCCGTGGTTGTCGTAAATGACGTGACCGTATGCGTGCGGAGAAACGCTGTCGGAAAGCGAAGCGTGACCGCCCGCATTGGTGGCAGACCACCAGGGTCCGACGTAGTTGAGAAAAACTCCCTTCACAGACTCTGACGCCGCCACGACAGTGCGCCACTCCTCGCCGTCCGATTCTGAGACTCGAGATTCCCAGTAGTTCACGGATTTGTTTTCGTGCGACCAACCAGAAACAATCTCGCCCCTCCACGGAGATCGCGTGATCTTTCCGGCCAGGTAAAAGTTGCGAACCGGCTTCCGGCAGACGAATACAGGCCGCAGTCGCTCTGGATCGAGATCGGACTTTCCGTGCGTGAACTCGTGGCACTGCTTGCACAGCGCCTGCAAATCTTCTAGGCGTTCTTGATACTTTCGCTCGTAGGTCAAGTGGTGAACGTGATCCATCTCGTTTGCCATACACCGCTCGCATATTCCGCCGGCCCTCCGGCGAACATCTTCGCGCAGCAGCCCCCACTCCCG